TTCGATTCTGAGCCACCACAAAGACCGCTACGGGCACATGGCCGACTACCTGAACAGGCGAGGGGAACGAACCTGATGGACCCCACCCTTCTGCTCATCCTGGCGATCCTCGGCCTCTGGGTGTGCGCTGGTATCGGTGCCGCTCTGATGTTGGGTTGGTTGATCCGCCGGGCCCGTCGCCGTCATGAGGTGGAGGTGTTCGCCGTGTTGTGTGAGGCGGTGGAACGGCACCCGGCCGGCTACCGACGCCCTGTTCGAGCGGGGGAGACGCCGTTCTCTGCCCGCACCATCTGCGGCCACAAGATCTTCGGGGATTCCCTCGGGGACCTGGTGGCGAACGAGATCCACCACTACCGAACCTGCCCGCACGCCAGGAGGGAAGCCGCGTGAGTGGCTCACTTCTCCAGTTGCTGGACCCGCGTACGGGAGACGCCGAGACGTTTTGCGATCTCTCCGTAGCTCATGGTCTCCCGCATTTCCCGGACGGCGTCACGGGTGATGGCCGCGTACTCAGCCGCGAGACGTTGAGTCTCTGCGATGGCGCCGTTGGCTGCGGTCACTCGCTTGACAGGGTCCGAGATGTTCCGGATCGCCATGGGAGACCTCATGCACAGACTGTATACCCCCAGCTTGACGACGTACAGGGGGAGATATACGATAATTGCATGTCTACCACCTCCGACCCTGCTTCAAGTCTCCTAGATGAGGCGCGCAAGAAGATCAGATATCGGGTAGGCAGTACCTGGCAGGCGGCGGACGGTCAGGAGCCATGGGTCCGACTATTCGCTCGATGCGTGGTTAACCCCACGACTGGCTGCTGGGAACATCAGCGGCGCGGCAGAGACGGAACTCTCTCCGTCCGCCCCGGGCAGTACAGCAACCTGCGGGTCGGCAAGGTGCAGGTCCCTGCGCATCGGATTGCGTGGGAACACGCCAACCAGGCCGAAATCCCTGAGGGCCTCTTCGTCTGCCACAGGTGCGACAACCCTCCATGCCAGAACCCGGCACACCTGTTCCTGGGGACCGCCCTTGATAACAACCGAGACCGGAAGCGGAAGGGCCGGAACGGCAGGCCGCCGCGTGAAGCGCTAGGGACCTACCAGAGGTCGAAGACCCACTGCCCTCAAGGCCATCCCTACTCCGGCAAGAACGTGCTGAGATACACGACTGCGGACGGCCGGAACACGCGGACGTGCCTCCGGTGCGCCAGAGAGCGCGAACTAGCAAAGAGGCACCGCAGGCATGCGGAGCAGTACCAGGCTCGTTGTCAACGTCTCGCCGAGCGGATCGATGAGGTTCGAGGCCGATACCCCCGCGCGGTCGACGAGGTCTCAACCGAAAAGATCGTGTCAGTCATCAGCGGCGAGTTGGGCACACGCTTGATCCGTCTCCTCGGAACGAACGGCATGCACCGATGACCGTCTCGGTAGAGATCCTCACTGAGGCGAAGTCGCTCCTTCGATTGAAGCCGGGCGGCATGCCGGTTGCGGGCCAGCCCGCCTGGATCCGTGTGTTCGGCCGGTGCGACGAGAAGGAAAACGGCTGCTGGGAGTACGCCAAACACCGAAAGCCCCCCAAGAGCTACGGCTTCCTCGTTGTGAACGGCCGAGACGTCGGGGCTCACAGGATTGCCTGGGAGCACGCGAATGGCCGGCGTGTTCCCGACGGCCTCCATGTTCTGCACAAGTGCGACAACCCGCCGTGCTGCAACCCGGCACACCTGTTCATAGGGACGATCGCGGACAACAACCGCGACAGGCACGCCAAGGGCAGGACTGTCGTCCCTCGTCCAAGTCCGGTCTCTTCGCACTTCAAGCCGAAGACTCATTGCCATCTAGGGCACCCGCTGTCAGGCGACAACCTGTACCGAAATTCGCGCAGGGGAACCAAGAAATGCGCTACCTGCGCCCGCGCGGCGGCGCTGAGGCGTGGGGCTCGAGCGGTGGCACTGGCCCACGAGGAGAGGCGGGTGCGACTGATCCAGATGATTGATGAGGTGCGGGATGCGAATCCTCGCGCGGCGGATTCCGCTCCGACAGGAGAGATTTTGGAAGCCGTGATCGAAGAGCTGGGCGGATCCCTGGTTCGCAAACTCCGAAAAGCCGACAGGAGCGGGTCATGAACGTGTCCAAGTTCGAGGTATTCCCAAGTGAAGGCGGTTGGTACTTCCATCTCCGCGCGAAGAACGGGGAGATCCTCTGCCAATCGGAGGCCTACGGATCCCAGCGTGACGCCCGTCGTGGTGCCCGTGCTCTCCGCCTCGCCGCCCTCACAGCCAGAACAGTGGAGGGGACGAACTGATGGCGAAGAAGCCCAGCGCCAGCCCGAACAACAAGGCGGCGAAGCGGTACCTGAAGGAACTCCTGCGGATAGTCGATGAGCACCCGGTCCGTGATGTGGAGTACGACCGGGAATCAGACGTGTTCGCGGTACCTCGCAGCTACTACATCGAGCACGTGCCGTCAGGGCGGCAGACGCACACCATCAAGGTCGTCGTAAATGTCCACGAGGCGGGCTCGTGATCCACCTCCCGCTGCTGCTCCGTTGGCCGGTATGGCGAAAGACCCCCGTAAAGGGCCCTGAGATCGCCGCTGCGCCACAAAACTCGCCTGACTGGTGGGCGAGCATTCAGCCGGGCCTACGAGCCCGTGTGATCGCCTCACGGGTCCCGCACTGCTGGGGATGTGGCCGGGAAGGAGTCTCCTTCTGCGGCCCCGTCGCCTGCCTGCCCCCAACGAGCAACAACCGCATCGAGACGTGGAGGCCGGCAGTACCGTTCGAGGTGGTCGACCTGGCCGACGAAGCTCAAGACGCCCGCATCGCGGCCGTCCTGGACCAGGAGGCGGCGTGAACGCAACGACGTGTGAGTCCTGCGGTATCCCGATCGAACTGCGCCCGGGCACCCGTGAGGACCCCATGCCGAAGTGGTGGCAGCGCACCACCCTCCGGGAGATCGCGGAGGACATCTTCGCCGCCGACCCGTTCAGCCCGGCACTGAAATCGGATGGCGCGGATATGCACATCAGCCTCCCGCCCGAAGCGGAAGTGTGGATCGAGCACACCCCCGACAAGTGCAGGGCCCATCGGATGGTGAGTGACTCGTGAGCTGGGCAAAAAGAAAAAAGAAGATCCGCATTTCCAAGCTGTGGGCCCACCTCACCGGAACCTCTCACCTCCCAGCCCGTGGTCTGGTCTGTGAGCGATGCCAGGAATCAGGTCACATCTGGTGCCGACCTGTCCACGGTCCTGACACGGAGCACTTGTTCATCGAGCTGGACAACATCGAGCGGAGAGCGGCGTGACCTCCGACGAACTGGATTCTGAGATCCGCCGTCTCCTCTCCGGAGGTGGCTCAACACCCAAGGACGACGACGAGGAGAGCTCGGAATGACCCCCGAAGAGCACCTGCACCGTGCCCGGCTCGCACTGGACGAAGCCGAACGCCGAGACGGTTCAGCGGGCAACCTGGGCCCGTCCCGATTGTTCGGCCAGGCCACCGCCCACGCCCTAGTCGGGATCCTCGAGCACCTGACCGCGCCGCGTGAGGTGAACCCGACCGTGGATGGAAGCGGGTTCGGCCGCAGCTTCGACAAGGAGATCTACCGGGGCTACGACACGCCACCGGAGACCTGACAAGCCACCGGCCCCGTCGCACCTCGCTGGGGAGCGGGAGCGTAGCGACGGGGCCGGCACCTACTGCGGTTCCACCAACCTGATCACCGCGCGGGAGGCGATCACCCGGAAGAGTACTCCCGACCGGAGGCCGATTGTGTCCACCCCCGTTTGTGCCGCCCCCCAATGCGACCGCCCAGCCCACGACGGATTCATCTGCGTCACCTGCCGCGACGTCCTCCGCCGGGACCTCGACGCCGTACCAGTGCTCTGCGAAGACCTGCAGGTCACCATCGCCAAACAGGACCGCCTCGGCGACACCGACGGCCGCTCCACCGACGAACACCCACTACCACTACGTCTGGGCCCCATGGAGGCCCGCAGGGACCTCGCCGACACACTCCGAGCCTGGGCCGACCACGTCGCGCAGCGTCGCGGCATCCCAGCCCCCGAACACGATCCGGTGAAAGCCGCATCGTTCCTGCGGTGCTTCCTCGGTGAGATCCAAGACGACCAGATGGCCGGCGACATCGCCGACGAGATCGGCTACTGCGTCATCATGGCCGGCCGCACCGTCGACAAACCCCTCCAGCACGTCTACGCCGGCCCCTGCGACGAATGCGGGGTGGACCTGTACGCCCACCCTCGAGCCTCCGACGTGTCCTGCCGCAACTGCGCCCGCGACTACAACATCGACACCCGCCGCAAGTGGATGCTCACCAAAGCCGAGGACCAGCTGCTCACCGCCACCGAGATGTCCAGGGCCCTCCCCGGTCTGCTGCAACAGCAACTCACCGCCTCAATGATCCGCGGACTCGCCCACCGGGGACGTCTGACCGCTCACCCTCCGCTGCCGGACCGACCCCGCGAACCGGTGTACCGCGTCGGGGACGTCATCGAGCTGCTGCACGAAATCAGCAGCCGGGAAGCGGCGTGACACACCCGTGACCGGAGGGGAGTTGCGGGATGATCAGGGCGAACGCTACTGTGTGTCATCCTCGCAATTTCTGTCCGCGAGGTTTGCTGCCCGTCGTTCTCCGGAACTGGCAGGCCTTTTTCTTCTCCCACGTCGCGCGGTCGACGTGTGCTGGGCCTGTTGTCGGCCACACAGGCGAGGACGTAAGACCATCGGTGTCTGACCTATGGCAGTTGTGTCCAGCGAAAGCCACCCGTCCCCGGTCAAAGTCAGGCCGACACCGGGGGCGAACGGCATCCGCACTGAACGTCGGTCGGGAGCCCGGCAAGTCCTACGCCCGGCCCTGGAGAGACAACCGGGGCTGGGCGTAGTTTGCTCCTGAAACCTGGCTGACCTGCTAGAATGGCACCATGTTCCAGTCCTTTGAACCTGAGCTACTCCGCCCACCCGGGCGGGGACAGACTCGGGAGTCAACATGCGTTACTGGTTCTACACCAGCCACAAGCTCGGCCCTGACGGCGAGGATGTGCACCATCTCGGCATCGCCCGCACGCCCACTATCTGGGCCGTCTGGCAGGACATCTGCGAGTGGGTGTGCACGAAGGTCTTCCGCGACCGCTGGTGCTACGTGATCGCGCAGCCCGCTGTGATGGCGGCTGAGAAGCGCACCGAAAAGCTCGACGAGATCCAGATGTCCGAGGACTGGACCCGCCGCTACTTCGCCTGGCGCGGCTGGAGCACCTGGTGGGTCGACGAGGACGAGGCGTGATGGCCACCTGGGTCGACATCGACCGCGCCTACTCCACCCCCAACGGGGTCTTCGCGCCGCTGTCGGATGTTCGCGGCCCCATCGAGGTCGGGGACGTTGTGCACGTCAAGGAGAAGGTGTCAGGCAAGACCGGCGGTGCACTGGTCACAGGGGTCGATGAAGACAACGTGTACCTGTCGCTGGCCTGGAACACGCTCAGCGACGCCTACTCCACTCGCGGGCTCGAGGCCGGCTACCGGTACGCGAAGTTGATCGCGGTCAGGGCGCGCCGCTGATGCCCAGGATGCTCGCCCGTGTGCATCCGCCGTGGTGTGGAACATGCCGCGCGAAACCGGGTCCTGATTGCTGGGACAAGGGTCGGACGAAGCGGCAGGTCCGCAGCGATGAACGCCGCGAGCTGCGCGAGATGACCAACGAGGCACTCCAGGATCTCGCCCTGTCGTGCCTGGTCGGCGGCTGCATCGACACCTCCACCTGCGGAGGTCCGGTCTACCCGTTGGACGAGCTCGAACAAGACGGGCTGATGGAGAGCGACTGGTGAGCGATCACGTCCGCGCTGTCGCTTTCGTCGCCTCAGCGGCCTTCACACTGCTGTCCGGTCTGCTCCTGCTCGGGGAGAGCGCGTTCACACGGTCGTCAGACAGGCCTTCCCGCTGGTCCGGTGTCTCGCTTTGTGCCCTCGGGGCCGCGTTCGTTGCTCTGACGGTGGGCGATTGGCCGGCCCTGGTGTCGATGTGGGCCGTGGCCACCGAATGAGCCTTCTCCGCCGCCGCTCCAAGGGCCGCTCCTGCACCCTCCACGGTGACAACGGCTGTGAGATCCAGGGCGAAGCCGGACCGCGCGAACGGGTGCACGACAAGCGCGCCTGGGCTGCTGACGTTCGTTCGGAGATCTTCGAGCACATCGAGATCGCCCGTGAGGCGTTCGAGCTGGGCAAACGCATCCACGGTGCAGACCTCGGCAAGATGCGTCGGTTCTCGTCCCGTCACTGCCAGTAGCGCCAGCATGGCGCGACCTGGCGAAACTTGCGGTTCCCCGTACGGCTGCATCCTCACTCTCCGTCACATCGGGGGTTGCCATGTTCGGTCGCCCAGTAGTTACCCCACCGATCGCCTCCGACACCGTCGTCGGCCGCACCGGTTTCCGCTACGCCGGCTGCACCACCGTCGCCGACGTCGAAGCACATCTGCGCGCCATCACTGACCGCATCCGGGCCTGCCGCATCGACGAACTCATCGAAGGCCTCCGCGCCGACCAGGACTGCCTCATGGCTCGTCGCCGGTATTTGCAGCACTCACAAGACCCCGAACCGGCGCTGTGACTGACGTTGAGCTCGCCGAATGGCAGGCCTACGAAGAGTGGCGCAACGCCCAGGCGGAAGACGACTAGCCTGCCCGCAGAACCACCACCCGTGAGGGCTTGGTCACCGCTATCCAGGTTTCGTCGATGTCGGCCCTGTTGGCCATCTGCCGGGACAGCGTCACCGCTTCCCGGACTGTGAGCCCGGTGCGGGAGCAGCCGTAGAACCGCCCGACCCGGTAGTTCACCTTGAACACTCGCCGATCCTTCGCGGCGCCGTCCAGGACGTGTCGCTGGTCGGCGTACAACTCCTGCCCCCACGACCAGTGCTCGGCAACATGGACCTGGTAGGCAAGGTCGGCGGAACGGCGTCGCTCGGACTCCATGAGCGCGTAGGCGTGTTCATGGATGACGCCTCGCAGGTACTCGGCCCGCTCAGAGCCGGGCTCCTGAGCGTCCTTCTCGGACACCCAGCGTGCGATGTTCGCCTGCTCCCACGCCACCCACTCGGCCCGGGTCCGCGCGGCGTCGGGGAAGTGGTTGGTGGCGTGCATCGGGAAGTACGGCATGGTCGTCTCCTTCGGGTTGGTCAGGCGGTCAGGGCGAGCGCGGCGGCCAGGTGGTAGCAGGCCCGCCCGTGTTGACCTGCCTTGCAGGCGCAGGTGCCGCCAGTGGGGTCGACGGCGTAGGTGGTGCTGCCGTCGGAGCTGACGGCGATGCAGGCCTTGCTGGGGCCCACGACCACACCGCCGTCGGTGATGAGCTCGACGGCGGCGGCGATCTGGCGGGCGGAGAAGGTCTCGCCGATGGCGGTCATCGCGGCCCGCAGCTTGCGGTCGCAGGTGGGGCCGGTGCCGCGTTCACGGCTGGTGGCACTGGTCAGCTTCCTTCCGCACCGGCCGCAGGCGACGGGCTCGATCTCGACCGGCTGGGCAACCTCAACCCGGACGACCTTCCGGCCGCTGTTGCGGCGGGCGTCCCGGACGGCAATGTCCTGCGCGGTGATGAAGTCATCGCTGAACAGGTCGTCGGCCGGCGGGGCGGGAAGGGTGCGCGTCGTCATGTACTGAAATGTACACGAACGGACACGAAGGTACAAGTGCTTAGCTGTTCATATCGGTACTCACATGTACACTCGCGCCATGCCGACGCGCCCTGAATCCGAGACCAGCATCGCCGACCTCCGAGCCAAGCTCGCCGACCACCTCAACGAAGTGCAGACCAGACAAGCCGTCGTCTATGTGACCTCCCGCGGTCGCCGCGTCGCGGCAATCGTCCCGGTCGCCGACGCCGAGCAAATCGCGCACAGCACCGACTGACCCCAAGGACCAGGAGGCACCCCATGGCTTCCTGCGCCGGTAAGAACCGCCAAGGCAACCCCTGCTCCCTCAAAGCCATCCCCGGCGGAACAGTGTGCTGGCGCCACGGCGGCAAAGCCCCCCAAGTCAAAGCCCTGGCAGCAGTGAGACTCGAAGCCACCAAGTGGGGACTCGGGGACTCCACCATCGACCCCGGCGAAGCCCTCCTCCGCCTGCTGTCCCAGTCAGTAGCCAGGGCTGAGCGGTACGCCATCGAACTCGAGCAGCACGTCGGGGAATCGAAGAGCCTCCGAGAAGCCCTCGTCGCCCAGGCCTACGGCGAATTCGGCCCCACCGGCGAATACATCCGCGGGCTGGTCACCCTGGAAGCGCAGGAACGGGACCGGGCGGCGAACTTCGCGGTGAAAGCCATCGCCGCCGGCATCGCCGAACGCCAGGTCCGCATCGCCGAAGCCCAAGCCTCCATCGCCGAACGTGCCCTCATCGCCGCCCTCGACGACCTCGGCCTGGACGTCGACCAGAAACGGCAGGCCTCCGCACGGTTGGCCCACCACCTCCGCCTCGTCGGCTAACCACCTGGGGGCGGCATGAGCTTCGCCTCCTCACTGGCTGACCGGTTCGACGTCCAGAACCAGCGGGACCGCTGGAAAGCCGACCCCGTCGCCTGGGTGCAGGAACGCCTCGGTGAAACGGTGTGGTCCAAACAGGCCGAAGTGATGCGCTCGGTCGCGGAGAACAAACTCACCTCCGTCCAGTCCTCCCACGGTGTGGGGAAGTCCCACCTGGCCTCCAGGCTCGTCGGCTGGTACCTCGACGTCCACGATCCTGGCGAAGTGTTCGTGGTGACCACAGCCCCCACCTGGGCGCAGGTACGGGCCATCCTGTGGCGCTACATCGCCCAGATGCACGCCCGGGGCAACCTGCCCGGGTATGTCACCCAAAACGCCGAATGGAAGATCGGGTCCGAGCTGGTCGCGTTCGGCCGCAAACCCGCCGACACCGACAACCAGGGTATGCAGGGCATCCACGCCCCCGTCGGCGTGCTGGCGGTCATCGATGAGTCCTCCGGGGTGCCCGCCCAGATCTGGAACGCCATCGACTCCCTGGTCACCACCCCGGCGTCCAGGGTGTGCGCGGTCGGGAACCCGGACAGTCTCGGGTCCCAGTTCCACAAGGTGTGCACCACCGAACCGGGCTGGAACCGCATCAAGATCTCCTCCTTCGACACCCCCGCCTGGACCGGTGAGGACGTCCCCCAGAAGGTGCTGGACGGGCTGGTGTCCCCGGAGTGGGTGGAGGACAAAAGGGTCCGGTGGGGTGAGAACTCCCCGCTGTACCAGGTCAAAGTTCGGGGTGAGTTCTCCGACTCCGAAGACGGCCTCATCCCGCTGTCCTGGGTGATCGCCGCGAACAACCGGTGGCGTGAGTGGAACGACAACTACGACGGCATCCACGAACCGAAAGGCCGCAAGGTCTTCGGGGTCGACGTCGCCCGGTACGGGGACGACAAGACGGCCATCGCCACCCGGCAAGGCGATGTGGTTTTGGGTATCGAGTCGTTCTCCAAGCTCGACACCACCCAAACGACCGGTTTGGTGCAGGCCCGGCTCCGGTCAACAGTGCAAGGCCTCGCCGTGGTTGACGTGGTCGGCGTCGGGGCCGGGGTGGTGGACCAGCTGCGCCGCGCAGGGTGTGCGGTGAAGGCGTTCAACGGCTCCACCGCCACCAAACGCCGCGACTCCTCAGGGTCGTGGAAGATGGCGAACACCCGGGTCGCCTCCTGGTACAACCTGCGCGAACTCCTCGACCCGGCGTTGGGTGCGAGCCTGTGCCTGCCCCCCGACGACGATTTGACCGCCGACCTCACCGCCCCCACCTATGAGCCGCGTGCCGGCGGGGTGCTGTGGGTGGAGGACAAGGACTCGGTGAAGAAACGCCTCGGCCACTCCCCGGACCTGGGTGACGCCGTGGCGATGGCGTGCTGGGTGGACGCGTTCCCCCGCGCTGACGACGCCGATAAGCCGCCCCTCCGTCCTGTCGCCTACTCGAACCGTGGGGGGAGCTGGGCCTGATGGCAACGAACGGTTCCGCTGTCTCCCTGACCTCCGCGCAAAGGCGGCAGCTCGCCGGCCCAGCTTTGGCGAACTCTTTCAACCCTGACCTGAGGCTGTACAGAAGCTTCGAGGACTGGGGCAAGGTCTACGAGTACGGCGACCTCGACCTCCGGGCCATGCGCACCATGCTGGCCGAGGACGGGAACCCCCGGAAGCTCGAGCAGGTACTGACCCTCCCGATCCGCAGCGCCAACTGGGAGATCACCGGCGGATCCAGGCGTGCTGCCGCACTGGTGAAGGCGAACCTGGAACCGCTGATCGACCGCATCGTCGACCAGTGCACCTCAGCGTTCGCCTACCGGCGGGCGTTCTTCGAGACCCTGTGGTCCCTCGACGCCGGCCAGGTCGTGTACGACCAGATCGTGCTGCGCCCCGCTGTGGCTTGTGAGGCGTCGTTTCGGGACGACACCGGCCAGCCGGACGGGTTCCGGCAACGGTTGAACCCGGTCACCGATTTCGCCAAACGAGCCCAGCTGGGCAACCGGTTGGGGTGGGTGGACATCCCCGCGAACCGGTCGTTCGTGTTCACCTACGGGGCGTACCGGGAACCGATCTCCGGGGTGTCCGACCTGGACGTCAGCCTCCGGTGTTGGCAGAACATCAAGAAGCTCGAGTTCCTGTGGTGCCAGTACCTGGAGCAGCAGTCGCTGCCGAAGGTGTTGGTGTACGGCGACGACGACACCCAGGCCCAACAGAACGCCGAGATGTTGGCGTCCGCTAGTGCGTCGGCGACGATCCCGCTGTCCTACCGCCCCGACTCGGCGCAGAAGGTGTTCGACGTTGTCGAGTCCTCCGGCCGGGGCGCGGACCAGTTCCAGAAGGCCATCCTCTACTTCTCCTCCATGCAGACCCAGTCGGTGTTGGCGTCGTTCACGGATCTGGCGCAGAACGCGTCCATGTCCAACGCCGGCTCCAACGCGTTGTCCGCGGACCAGTCGGAGTTCTACCTGCAGTCCTCCCAGGCGCGGGCGGATGAAATGGCCGAGCAGATCAACTGTGGCCTCATCGGTGACCTGGTGGCCTACAACTACGGCCCCGACGAGGAATGCCCACAGCTGCACTTCCAACCCATCGGGAACCGGCAAACCGACCGGGCTCTGGCGTTGATGGAGTCCATCGTCACCGCCACCAAACCGAATGTGCCGTTCCAGTTCACCGCGATGCTGCTCAACCAAACCGCATCCGCTTTAGGGTTGGACAACAAGGACGTTGAAGACCTGGTGGTGCGGTGGGGTGACCACATGCAGGCCGAGATGGAAGCCGCCCAGGCAGCCCAGGTCGCGGCCGCATCCCAGCCCACGCCTATGGCGAACCCGTCCACTCAGCAGCCGCTGACGGGCGCCCCTGAGGCCCAGCAGGCGGCACAACTCGCCGCCGCCATCGACGTGGCCACCGAGCTGAACGTTGCCGCGAACGAGGGCCGCGACCCCGCTGAGACTTTGAACGCGATGAAGGCCCCAGCTCGGCACCCGAAGAAGCGCGGAAGGCGGTGACGGTGTGAGCATCACCTTCGGAGGCGACGCATCGGGCGTTATGGCGGCATGCCTGGAAGCTCAGGCGGCCATCGACAGCCTGCAGGGCAAGACGGTGACGGTGCGGCTGACCCCGGAGCAGATCGAGCGGCTCCTGGAGCTCGGCTACATCACCCCTGAGGGCGACCGGTTGGTGTCCTGGGAGGAGATCTGGGCCGCGCTGCACCCTGACGGGGACGACGCGGCGTGACCACCGGCCAGACGATCTACGTCACGAACAGGTCCACCCAGGTCTCCGACGCGGACATGGCGAAGGCCACCGCCGCGTGCGCGGTGCAGCTCGCCACCCACGTCGCACCGGCCCACGGCCTGGTCCCCGCCCCTGTGCGGTTCCTGGCCCAGGGCAAGGCGCTGCCGAAGGGTGGCCGGCTCATCACCGTCATGGACACCCTGGACGACCCTCAGGCGTTGGGGTACCACACGGAGGACTCCGGAGATCACGTCTGGGGTGTTGTCGGCACCAAAGCGGCCATGGACCAGGGCGCGGAGGCGCTCACCGGGCAGTACGCGATCTCCTCGATCCTCAGTCATGAGGTCATGGAGATGTTCGTGGATCCGTGGTGTTCCGGGTGGTACGACAACGGCCACGGCACTCTGATCGCCTACGAGGTCGGGGACCCGGTGGAGAACGACTTCTACCTGGTCAACGGGGTCGCGGTGAGTAACTTCGTGACCGGCGAATGGTTCAACCCGTCAGCCGCCAAGGGTGACCAGTTCGACTACCTGGGGCATCTGACGAAGCCGTTCAGCATGTCCCGGGGCGGTTACTGGGTTCAAAGTAAAGCGGGGGCGACGAGCCAGAAGTTCGGTGAGGCCATGCCCGAGTGGCGGAAGCAGGCCAAAAAGGCCCATTTCTCCCGTGGGTGTCGGCGGGTAAGCGGCCATGACCACCCCGCAATCTGACCAGCAGCAGGACGACCACACCGCCGAAGAGGCCGCTGTCATAGCCGCCCTGGTGGTGTTCTTCGCCTCTGTGGCCGCCGTGAAAGCAACTCTGCTGCCGGTACGGCTGGTCGACAGGCTCGTTGCCCTGGGTCTGGAGCCGCGTGCTGTCCGCGCCGCCGGCCGCCTTGCCATGGCGCCACCCCTGACCGGGCGTGGACGCTACGGCTCACCTGCACGCACGACCGGCCCAGCCACCACAACGCTACGCACCGTCAAGGCTGAAGAGCCGCTCATGCGTGCCCGCTACGTCCTCGCCGCCTCCAAACGGTTGACCAGGGCGATCAGGTTGAGCAAACGCACCGACCAGCAGAAGCCGAAGGCTGAGGGCAAACCGAAGAGCAAGGTAGACCTGTTCGTCGCCGCTGTCCGGGTGGAGAAGACCTACCTGGATGCTCACCGGAAGGCCGGCCAGAACCGTGCCCGCGCCGCTGCGGCGATGGACAGGGCCGCAGCGGCCGCCGGCCCGGACGGCAAGCTGCGGTGGAACACGCAGCGTGACAACCGGGTGTCCCCGGACTGCGCTGTCCTGGAAGGCCGTTTGTTCACAGCGGACAAACCCCCGAACGGTCTGATCCCGGGTGCTGTGCACCCCCGCTGCCGGTGTTACGCCACGGCGGCGACGGACGTGTTCGGCGCTGCCCCCACCGTCTCGTGAAGCACCGCGTCACCCTCGTCTGCGGCCCACCGTGCGCCGGCAAAACCACATACGTGGCGGAACAGGCCAACCCTGGGGACACCGTCCTCGACATCGACGTCCTAGCGAAGCTCAACGGGTCCCCCCGGGACCACGGGCATGAGGGCCGCTATTACCGGGCCGCCCAGGTCGAATACCAGGCGCTGTGCGCGCTCGTCCGAACCTCCACCGTTCCCGCCTGGGTCATCCGCGGCGCACCCGAACCGGCCGCCCGCCAGAAGCTCGCCGAAGCGTGCGGGGCCACCCGCACCGTGGTCCTCCTCCCACCCCGGGACGTGCTGTACGCCCGGGCGCTGGAACGCGACCAGGACAGCGCGGCCGCGGACACCATGAAGGCCATCACCAACTGGCACCGCCGGTACAAACCGGCCCGGGGCGACGTGCTCATCCGACTTTGAGGGGACCCGATGACCATCGAGCTCGCCGAGGTGAACCTCAACCAGTCCCAGCGGGACAAGTTGGCCTCCACCTCCCTGAACGGGGGCGGTTCGTGGCCGATCCCGAACGTGCAGTACCTGCGTAGGGCGATCCTGTCGTTCGGTCGTGCCCGCCCCGATGACCGCCCGAAGGTGGTGGCGCACATCGCCGCCCGGGCCAAGGCGTTGGGCGCCGAGGATCTGCCGTGGGTGGACAACTTCCTCAAATCCCACGGTGTCGACACCGACAAGGCCGATGACGCCATGAAGGCCAAGAAGCCGGGGATGTAGTCCGCCCCCACCTCTAACCCCCGCACCGCACCGGTTCGGGGTTCCTTGCCATGCCTCGAGGAGGTTTCCACGTGGCTGGACGTGTCACCGTCCTCACCCCGAAGGACGAGTCCGAAGCGATCGAGCTGGGCCGGTCCACCTGGCGCAAACAGATCCTGCCCGTCGGGTCCCTGGACTACTCGGGCCGGAAGCTGAACTTCACCCGCGAGTACCTCAACGACATCGTCTCCGCGTTCAAGTCCCGCGCCTTCGACGCCGTGCCGTTGCAGCTCGCCGACGCCTCCAACTCGCACACCAACGAACCCGACCGGGCCGCCGGCGAAGTCATCGGCCTGGAAGCCACCGACCAGGGTTTGTTCGCCACCGTCTCCACCACCGACAAGGGCTCCCAGATCCTGCGGGACCACCCGAACCTGGGTGTGTCGGTGCGGCTGGTGGAGGACTACGTCCGCCAGGACGGCAAGAGCACCACCCCACATAAGGCCGCGCTGCAGCACGTGCTGGCCACGTGGGCGCCCCGGGTGTCCGGAATGGCGCCCTGGCAGGCCGTGGAGTGCTCCGAGGAAACCGACGAGGTGCTGGACCTGTCGGCCCTCACGTTCACGCCCGACGGCGACGCACAGCCCCAGGAGAACGCAAGCCCCGCCGACCCCGGCGGCCAAACCCCCACCCATGAGGAGTCACCTGTGACTGCGCTCAACGAGGAGGAGCTGGCCGCTGTTCGGTCCATCTTCCCCCTCATCAAGAAGCTCGCCGAGCCCGACGAGACCGTGACCGAGACCGAGGTGAAGCCGGAAGCGGTCGTCACCCCGATCAAGGCCGACCCTGCCGTTGAGGTCGACGAGGACGCCGAGGTCGAGCAGGCCATCGCCGCCGCCGTCGAACCCGACGAGGACAAGACCGTCGACCTGGCCCTGGTGGAGCTGCGCACCGCCGCCGACCGGCAGGCCATCGAGCTCGCCGAGCTCAAGGCTGAGCGGGACGAGGAGAAGTGGAAGTACGAGCGGGAGCAGCTCGTACGTGACTACGGCATCCCGCCGGCCATCGTCGCCCTCGCCGAACCCCTCCTGAAGGGGTCCAAGTACACCGTGGAGCTGTCCCAGGGCGGCTCCGTGGACGCCGGATCGGTGCTGCGGAACGTGCTCCACACCGTGGCGAAGACCTACGGCCGCGGTGTCGACCTGTCTGGGCCGCTCGGGTCCGCCTACGACGGCGACGGCGCTGAAGACGAGGCGAAGGCCGCACGCAAGCGCATCCACGACGCGGCCAACGCCGCCGGACTCGGAAAGTAGAGGGGGCCAGACATGGCAGGCACCTACCCCGTGACCCAGCTGGGTCCGGACACGTACGAAGTTTCCGCCACCGTCACCGGCGGCCAGCTGGTCATGGTCGACGGCTCCACCGGCAAGGTGAAGCCCACCACCGGTGTGGTGTCCAACGTCCTCGGTGTCGCCCTCACCGATGCCGTCCCGGCCGGTTCCGGCTCCAACACCGCGTTCGGCACCGCCCCGAAGACCACCTCGGTCGCTTACGGGCCCGCCACGGTGAAGCTCACCGCCGCCGGAACCATCGCGTTCGGCGCTCTCGTCACCTCCGCCGCCGCTGGGCAGGTGGCCACCATCGGCGCCGGGACGTTCGACCAGGCCATCGGCCGCTGTGTCGAACCGGCCGGTCTGACTGTCGGCGTCGCCGGCCGTATCCGGCTCTTCTGAGGGACAGGTAACCAACAATGAGCGCATTGCCCATCGTCTCGTCCCAGGACGGGCCCCAGATCACAGTCAACGACTGGCTGCGGGACCCGCTGACGATCCCGGAGTACATCCTCGACCAGTCCAAGCAGGGTTTCATCGCCGACGCCGTGTTGCGTCAGGGGGGCACCGCCCTCGCCGGTGTGGTCCGGTTCCACGAGTCCACCCCGCTGTACCTGGACTCCACCATCACCACCCGGGCGGAGTTCTCCGAAGTCCCCGTCGGTGTGGGTTCGCTGGGTTCGCCGAACGTGGTGTACACCCAGGAAACCTCCATCGGTGTGGTGGTGTCGGACTGGATGCGCCGCCGCAACGCCGTCGATGTGATGAGCCTGAAGATGAAGCAGGCCATCAACTCCATTTCCCGCGCCTGGGATGACATTTTCGTGACCGCCGTGACCGGCAACGCGAACGTGCAGACCGGTGCCGCGTCGGCGCACTGGAACATCAGCTCCACCGACATCCGGTCGGACATCCTGACCGCGATGAAGGCGATCGAGTCCGCACAGGACGCGCAGGGCTCCGAACTCGGCTACGAGTGCGACACCATGATCGTGAACCGGACGAACAAGTTCGACATCATGAGGTCCACCCAGTTCAACGCTGAGTACCTCGGTGGGGACATCGCCGACCAGAACATCCGCTACACCGGTCTTCTCCCGCAGAAGATCATGGGTTTGAACGTTCTGGTGTCCCCCCGCATCCCGGCGGGCACCGTCATCTTCCTGCAGCGTGGGGCGTCGGGGTTCATCGCCGACGAGGTTCCGCTGAACGCCACCGCCATGTACCGGGATGAGCCCCGTAAGTCCAGCCGGTCTGACGTGCTGCGCCAGTCCGCGGTCGGGATCGACCAGCCCAAGAGCGTGTTCGTACTGACCGCCACCACCTGATCGGGAGACTAGACAATGGCTGAGTACGAGTACAACGGCGACCTGTGGTTCTACAAGGGCCACGAGTACAAGCGCGGTGATGTCGTCAACATCGCCGGCGACCTCGACGACGACCACCAGACGTTCATCGACGCACTGGTGGAGCAGG